CCGTCACCAACGATTTTACACTAGGAGAATCGCGATGAAAACGGTTTTAATCGCAGTTGCGGCGTCATTGGCAACAATCTTTGTAATGAGGTGGCTCAGAAGCAGGAAAGGCGGCAAATGATGGTCTACGATTCGCAAAAGCGCGCCGTATCGGCCTACCGCAAAAAGTCGGTGAAGCAGCTCACCATTCGGTTTTACCCCAACGATGACGACGAGATCATGTACCAGTGGTTAAAGAGTCAGCCGAACACAACCGAGTACCTTAAGAAGCTCGTTGCAACCGACATGGAAAAGCATGCATGAAACGCAGAAAAAGCCCGCACCCATTACAGGGTGCGGGCTTAATTCGTTTAATCGTCAAGTTTCGATACGAGCCAAAACACAGGGACGAGGGGGAACAGAAAGGCCGTAATCAGCACGCCAACTGCAACGCCGACGCCCCAGCAAACTTCATCCTTCATACCAGAAGCTCGTTCACGCGCTTCTGAACGGCATCATAGTTGCTTCCCAGGGCGGAACGGCGAGCGTCGCCATCACCGTACTCACCGCGAATCACGGCGCGTGCAAGAGCGTCAATGTCAACGCCATTGGCGCGCTCGTTCACACGAGCCTGAACATCGTCATAACGGTCTGCGAGGATTGCGCGGCGAGTATCGCCGTTGCCGAAAAGGCCGTTGAGCACATCGGATGACAGATCGTCGGCGCTTGCTGTCGCGGCGCGATTGATAAGGCTCTGCACTTCGTCGAATCGTCCGCCAAGCTTTGCCTTGCGCTCGTCACCGTTGCCGTACTTGCCGCGCATAACATCTGTCGCGATGTCTGCGGCGCTGCCGCTTGGCGCGTCGGATGCCGCAGGCTGCACGTTGGACGTGCCGGGCTTGGCGTATCGCGCCCAAGCATCGGCATCCATGTAGGCTATATCGAGGTCGAGATTGCCGCCGTAGCCGTCCAAGCGTCCGTGTGACGTGTACTGATGCATGACGATTGTTTTCCATGCGCCGAACTCGCCGCCTGGAAGCCATGGCGAATCCTGATAGCCCGTCTGCTCGTCGTTGGCGTACTGCGCGACCCAAAGGGCGTGGTTTCGCGCGATAGCGCCCCAGTCTTCGTCATCGTGCGGGCTTTGAACGACGTTTCGATATGTGTAGAACAGGCATCGAACGCCGGTCAGCTCGTAGATGCGGTCGAGGAACCTTTTAGCGCCGTCGGAGCCGATGCGCCCGCCGTCTTCGTAGTCCAGAATGGGGATTCCCTCGCCGAAATAGTTTTTGCAGTTAGCATAGAAATAATCGGCTTGCTCCACTGGGTCGCAATCCCACATGAAGTGATAGAAGCCCCATGGCTTGCCTGTTTGCTTGGCCTTTTGGATGTTGATATCGCAGTAACCGTTGACGTAGCTAGTCCCCTGCGTGGCCTTGCAGATTACGAAATCGTAATCAACGGCGTTGATGTCTATATCTTTTTGCCAGTCTGATATGTCGAATCCTCGCATGCTCATATGTATCATCCCCTCACCGCGTCGAATTGCATGAATCCGACGCTTAGAAGCTCGTCTTTTGTCCATGTTTTGATTGAGTTAGCGACGTCATCGGGGTCGCGCAAAAGGTACGTGCCATCGCCGTTTGAGCGCCAGATCATAACGACGTGCGAGCCGTAAGAGCGCTCGCCAAAAGCGCCTGAAACGCCAGCGAACACAACCCAGCCGTCATCGACGGCCTTAAGCGCTTCGGCGGTGCCCCAAAACGTCTCACGTGCTTGCAGGTGGTAGGTTTTGGCTAGATAGTCCGAAAACTTCGCCATGTCGTTAACACGGTCGGTAAGGCAGCTTTCGCCGACGAATGCCGCCAGAAGGTCGGGCGTGATTTCTTTGTTTGTTAGATAGCTCAAGGCCATTGCCGCAGACGTAAGGCCGCAACCGTATGTGCCTATAGTCCCGTCAGAGTAGGCAACGTTTGCCCATTGAGGGTCTTTCTGCAGAAAGAGCGGCATATAGCCGCTCTTAGCGCTGGTTTTTGCGGTATCGTATACGGGAATAGCGGCTATATAACCGTCGCTATAGCCCTGCTTATACGTCTGCGCGGTTGCGTTAACGTCATCGTTTATGTGTGAAACCGTCAGGCCGAACCAAAGGCACATGCCGACGGCGAAGCCAAGCAGTGCGGCAACGACAAGCCTGAGACTAGCCGCGCTTCGCGGCTTCATCGGCAATCGCCTTCGTAATATCGTCGGTGTCGGCGTGCTCGAAAATCTTCATGATCGGTGCATCGGCAAGCTCCGGGTAAGCTTGCTTGATGTTCTCAAGGATGGAAGCAAACTCCATGCCGATGATGGCGATGCAAACGACGTAGACGGTAACACCGCCGAAATCAAGCCCTGCGATGTGTGCGCCAAGAATTTCGATGCAGATAGAAAGCAGGATGATGAGCGACAGCGTGGCCTTATGTCCCAAGCCCTGACGCATTGTCGAAGATTTGAAGTTATGGTTGAAAAGCGACTGGGCGATTCCGGTAACCATGTCGAAAAGCATCATGAGAAACGCGCCGCCAATCGCCCAGATTTGCGGCTCAGTGAACGTGTAGATAGCTTCCATTAGTCCTCCTTCGTGTCTGCATCAAGCAGCTTCTTAACCTCGTCGCGCCAGCGTTCCGGCACGCTATCAAGCGTTCTCTTGCCAGCCTTCACGGCCTTGTAGTAGATCTTCGCCATTACTGCTCACCGCCTACCAAATCGCCGATTTCGAGCAGCGCCGCGTTGGTGTCCTCAAGCGCTGCACGGGTGTCCTTGAGCTGTGCAATGAGCTTGTCGATTTGCTCGCGCTCGGTAAGCTCGTCATCCTCGTGAGCTTCCCAAAGCTCGTCGAATGCCGCCGTAACCTCTTCGACGCTAGGCACGCCGACTGCCACGAAGTGCAGCTCGTCGGCTCGGTAGAATTCGATAGCCTTTTCGGCATCCGCTCCGTTGTCGGCAACGTCCTTCTCGATGTTTCGGCGAAGCCAAACATCAGCGGTCGCGCCGCCTGGTCGGGCTTCGATCATCACCGAATCAATCGGCGTTGCAGAGCATGTCGTTACGCTCATGGTTGCCCCTTTCTGCCGCGCTTATGTGTGCGCGGGCTTGCCTGAATACCTTGTTGAAACCGTTGTCGCGCCAAACATCGACGCAATCTGCGTGTCTAAACCAGCCGCCATAGCTCGTAGCCCTACGCGCCCGCTTTAGCGTCGGTGAGCGCCTGTATCTGCGAAGAGCGCGGCAAGCGCGAAGGAAGAGCGAGCCGCGAAGCGTGGTGCGATTCCTGCGCACCGTGTAGCCCACAACATCGACCGGCTCTTCGTTGCTGATGCGGCTTATCTTCCAGGGCTTGACGTGCAAGTCGAAGCCCTTGAGCAGGAAGCGTTGCAGCTTGCGGGCTGCGCTGCGCAAATCGCGCTTGTCGCGCCCGAAAAGGTAGATGTCATCGGCGTACCAAAGCTGATGCGTCACCAGCGGCACGTTGGCGTTTCGGCGCACCTTGCGCATGCTCTCAACCTCGTGATAGCCGAAAGACAACACCAGCTGCGCCATCCGCAGGCTGAAATAGCTCCCGATTTCAAGACCGCCGCCGTAGGTAGCGAGCAGCGATTCGGCGATATAGAGCACGTCGGGGCTTCGCACGTAGCGGCGAAGCAACATCATCACCACGTCTGCCTTTATGGACGGATAGCACTTGCGAACGTCCATATGCACGTAGTAGCCGCCTTCCTGCGACCACCTGCGCACGGCGTGCGCGGCCATGAGCTGCCCTTTGCCGGGGACGCTCGAAACCTGCCAGAATCCTACCTTCGCATCGAGCAGGCGCGACATTGCGGCAACGGCCACATAGTCGCAAACCTGCTGCTTCACGCTCTCAACGCCGATGATGCGCAGCTTGCCGTTCGTCGGCTCGCGGTGCCGGTATCGCTTTATAGGCCGGAATGCAAGCGAGCGCGTCTCGACCTCGTGCACGATCTCGCCTATAAGCGCCGACGCGCTGCCGTGCTCCTGCGGAACGCGCCAGGCGTTTTTCTTTCCCGCCTTGGAATCGAGCCATGATTCGTAGGCGGAAATGACAAGGGCTTCGTCAACGCGAAGCCCTTTGCAATAGCTCTTCAATTGTTTGTGACCTTAACTCTCTGGATGTCGTGCGAGCGGTCGCGTTTCCGTTACTAGCCCGCTGGTCTTAAGACTGATTTCACTTGGTTAAGCCAGGCTTGCCCGCTCGCCACCAGCGGCGGCGGGTAGTCGCGGCGGAAATAAAGATAGATAGCTGGTTGTTTGAGATATTCACCCAGTAAGGCGCGAGCCGATGTTCCACCTAGCATTGCCGGTGCCGTTGTTGCCGTTGACGTACCAAAGGCCAGCATTGCCCCTGTTCCTCAAGTTGCCAAGGGAAAGCCAAGAGAACATGACAGCCCACGCGCCGCGAATCCCTGCTTGTTTTACAAAGGGGACAAGTCCCCTCGCGGCTTACGCCGCTTCACCCCTTGAGCGACCATTTGCAGAGCGGCGCGAGCCGACGCCCCACCAAGCATCGCCGGTGCCGACGTCGCCGTCGACGCACCAAAGGCCAGCAGCGCCCCAGTTCCACAAGTTGCCAAGGGAAAGCCTCTCTCTAAGGCCGGTAACGGTATCGGCGACCTTATAGTTGCCGTCGCAGATGCCAATCGACGTTGAAGCGCCGGTGCCTTGCTGCATCATAAGACCGTTGATCGTTTTGCAATAAAGGCCGTAGTTCCAGCCTTCTGCTGCGGGGCCGGGGAACTCGCCGCAGGAAAGAGCACCGGGCGCGAGATCGCCGCTTTTCTCGTTCTTCGTGTCGGGATTGACCCAAACGACGGTGCCGCTGCCCGTGTACTGAACCAACACGTTTTGCAGCACCTCGTACATGCCCAAGCCAAGCTCGATGCCCTGCACAACAAACGGCTCGCGACCGCTGGTGCAGCTTGTCGGCGAACCGTCGCCCTCTACCATGTCGCAAGCGCCAGTGTTCCACGGCGCGGTGCTGAGGCAATAGGTAGTCTCGACGTTGAACGGCTTAGCCACATCGAAATATAGCGCCGTGTTGGAATCGTCAACAGCCACCTTCTTGAGCACCTTAGCGCCGTCGAATATGTCATAGTTGTAATTGGTTCCACGGTCGGTGCTGCTTCCGGTGTGCGTGCCGAACATCATTGCAGATCCTACGGGGATAGCATCAGCTGTTGCCTTTTTTACAACAACTCGCGTGGTATTCGTCTCTGCAAGCGCCGGGTTGCACTGCTCGGTGTGGCCGGTGCAGCCTGCAAAGACGCTCTGGCTGTTCTTTGTAGCGTACTTGAGCAGGAACATTGCCTTGACGTACCAATCGTCGGCAGCGACCTTGAGCGCATCGCCGGTCGCAGCCGTATTCATAAGGCTCACGCCGCCGTCATGGCTAACGCTGCGCGTCTTGACTGGTGCGCCGCTCACGCTTCGCGGCTTGCCGTCGGCATCGACAGAAAGCGCGTACTTGGCGTAGAGCATATAAGGGCGCTTAGCGCCGTTCGGCAGGTACGCGGCGGGCTGCGACTTCATGCCCTGGTTCTGCGTGTCAGAGACGGTGAGGTTGACAGCATCGTCCGTCTCGGTTTCGAGCGTGTAGAGCACCGGGGCCATGATCCACGTATCGTCCTTGCGCGAAAAGCGCCCGTCACCGTCGATGGCGGTAACGTATGGCGTGCCGTCAGCGTCAACGCCGCCGTTCACCTCGAAAAAGACGAAAGCGCCGTGGTTAACGTAGGGGTCGATTGCCGCGCGACCGATGATGCCGGGCTTCGGGTTGGCGATGCCCGCGTTCGCGCCGGTCTTGGTGCAGGCCGTGGCGCTGCCCTTCGGGATGCTCACGCCGTAGTTCTTGCCGTCGCGCATCTTCGCGAGCCAAGCGGCAAGCGAAGCGTTGGTGTAGCGGCCTGTTTCGGCATCGAAAATCGGCACCGTTGACGCGCCCATGCTCTCAAGCGCGACGGCCACGCGCTCAAGCGTCTCATGGTCTGCGATGTGGGTTTTAGCCATGCCTAATCCTCCGTATCGACTAGAGAGATGTAATCCGTATCGCCCACTGTGTCGTAAGCGATGTAAAGGCGCTTGTCGGGGCTGATAGACCCTCGCGCTTCCTCAGCGGCCTTGAGCGCTTCCGTCTTCGCATCGTTCGCACCTTGCGCTGCGGTGTCTGCATTTTCAGCCGACGTATTGGCCTTGCCTGCGGCGGTGTCTGCATTTTCAGCCGCCGTGCTGGCATCGCCTGCGGCGGCGTTGGCTTTGCCGGTTGCAGTGCTGGCATCGCGTGCGGCGGCGTTGGCTTTGCCGGTTGCCGTATCCGCTTTTGCTGCCGCCGTGTTCGCTTTTGAAGCAGCGCCGTTTGCTGCCGTAACAGCTGCTTCGCTGCTCTTAACCGCCGTTTCACCTCGCTTGATTAGGTCATCAATCGCGTTGTCCCACGACTGAGCGGGCTGCCGCCCCTCTTTGGCGCTGCGCAGGATATCCAGGGCGAAGCGCTCCGTTTGCGCCAGGAAATCGCCTTTGACGATTTCGAAATACGCTTCGTCGGTGTATCCCGGCACGCTTGCAAGCTTCGATTCGTCGCAAACGTAGGTGATCGTGTTTCCGCTTACCGTCGCGCTTCCCCTGTAGTAGTGGATTCGGTCGGGAAGACGGGCAACCAAAAAGGCGCTGTACCCAGACAAAGACAGCTCGCCGCCGTTGTCGTAGATAAGCGCCTTGATGGTCGTACCGCCGCCCTCGCCCTGGGCGATGCGGATGCAGTTGTTTCCGCACCCGCGCTTGTTAACGTCTAGCTCGATTGTCTGCACGTTCATTAGGCATCGCCGCCGTCAACAAGCATCCATTCGCACGCCAGAATCTCCGTTCCGCTCATTTTTCCAATGGCTTCCTCATACGGAATCTTGAACAGCAACGGACGGTGCTTGATGTTCGAATAGAGCGCCAAATCATCCATGAAGCGCTTATATGCATCGGAGCCAATTTGAAGCTGCTGTCTGCCGGTGGGCATGCCGTTTTCGGAAATCTCAGGATCGCCGTATTTCTCGATAAGCTCGTCGCGCCGCTTTAGGTACTCCATGGCTTCGGATTGGAGTACGCGCACGTTGCGAGCGGCGGCATAGCCTACGATATCGCGTCGCTCAAGCAGCGGTTCGAGCGACAAAAGCATCTGATGCATCTGCTCGTTCGTGTACTCGTTGGGCAAAATGTCTTTAACGTCGATGCTTTGCTCTGTCTCGGTAATAGAAGCTCCCAACGAAGAAGCGAACGCATTAACCCCGCTATCCATTTACCGTTACCTCCTTAATTACCGGCTTTGGCTCGTCGATTGCCGCAATCTCAACGGCAATGTCCGCAACCTGTTTTTCTATAGTCTTGTAAATCTTGTATCCGTTGCTCGCGTAGTAATCGAGCATTTCAGGCTGGACGTAGAACGTGATTCCGTCCTTCTCGACGCGGTAAGTTACCACTGATACACCCCCTTAAAGAGACGTGACCATAAGCCCATGGTCAAACGTCAGCGTGTAATTCGTCCAGTTCATAGATAGGTTTTGGCAAATTCCGCTTACGTTATAAGTTCCCGTGAGTTGCAGGTTCGTCCAGCTGCTTCTTAGGTTGCCAACAAGCGTGATGCTCCCGGTCTTACCTGTCGTGCATGTAACGTCATCAGTGAACGGCTTGTATCCGCAAACACCGATCCAATCATCGGTCATAAGGCAGATGCAGCCTTTTCCAGCAAGGCGGGTTCCCTTCACCTTTGTTGCAGTGTTGGTGTTGTTGAATCCAACATAGCCCGTAATGTCTTCTGCGCTGCCGCCGTATAGATATCCGTCGGATAGAGCCGTATAGCAAGAGCCGCTGCCGACGCTGAAACCGTCTCTGCCGATGTAAAGGCCATACGTGTTCGAGTTAAGCGTTAGCTTGCCGCTGTATATCTTCGTATCGGCGATGGCAAGCCCGCCGATGCTCCCGTACTTGGTCTGAAAATAACCGCTCGTCAGCGACCAAAAGTTCTTGTTCTGGCCGTCGCTGATGATGCCGCTTTTTAGGTACGTGGCATTGATGTACAGCTGCCCGTTTGCCATGTAGATGCCCTTCGTGGCACCGTTGCTCGTAAGTCGGTTGAACACCTCGGTTTGCGTCAAAAGCGCGTCTGTTGCCTGCGCTGCGTTGTATTGTTCGACGAGAGAATGGCATTCCTGCGAAACCTTGAGATAGGCGTTTACCTTAGTCGAAAACGCTGAATAGGCCGCTTTGTACGTTTCGACGGCTCCGCTTAGCGCTTCGGCTGTCGTGCATTCGGCTATCGCATCGATTGCTGACTTTAGCTTGCCATATGCGCAGCTTTCAGTGATCGTTGCTTCATCGGTCGAGCCGTAGGCTTGCGAGAACGCATTCGTCAATCGATTGTACGGCGTTGCCGATATAGGCATGTTCCCTGTTCCGGCTAGCGCGGCGCTGCTTTTCTTCAGCGTCGTTAAATCCTGGATAGCCCAGGCGCGGTCTTGCGCAATCGCCTGCATAACCTTCGTTACGGCTGCCTTCTCGGCTTCCGTAACGATGCCGTCTTTGGCGATGCCGTCAACCGTCTTGTCAAGGCTGCTTATCGTTTCGTCGATTTCCTTATTTCTTGCCTGGAAGTCTTTCCCCAGATTCTCGATGTCCTTGTTGTTATGCGTTATCCCGCTGTGCAGGTCTTCGATAACGCCATCGACAGTCCAGCCGCCATCACCGTACTTCGCGGCGGGCGATAGCTGGAATTCTCCCGTCTCCAAATCCCAATAGTTCGCGCCTACCTCGTCGGTGAGCAAGCCCGCGCGGATGCGGTCTGCCAGCATCGTTCCGGCGTTGATGCAATCGGCGCTCACCTGAGCGCCGGTGATGAACGTGCGCCAGTTCCATTGGCCGTCGCTTGTAAGCGATGCGGCAAGGCGGATGCCCATGCCGTTGATGTTGACCGCCCACATGCTGGACGTTGCCTTGAGCGGCACGCCCGTTTCGGCATCAAGCGGCACATTTGAGTAGATAACGCCAAGCTCGAACGTCTCGACTTTGTACGTGCCGACTGCGTTAAACGCCTTGTTTAGCGCGGCCATGAGCTGGTTGAGCCACGAAACGGACGTTCCTGCTGCCGCGTCATAGTTCGCACGCTGGTTGCTGCCGCTCTTTAGCTGCTGCGTCATCGCCTGGAAGATATCTGCCAGGTCATCGGTGAGGTTGCCGAACGTCACCGATGCATCGCCGGTCACCAGGTCGCGGGACAGCTTCGAGACGCGGCCCTTAAGCCTGATTCCGGCATCGGAAAAGCCCTTGTCGATGATCGCCACACAATCTCCAACGGCCACGCCCTCCCAATCTCGCCCGAACGCGAACAGGTCAAGCACGCTCGCTTCGTATGACACGGTAGGCGCTTTAACGGTTTCGAGGTAATCGCGCGTTTCGGCCAAAAGCTGCGCCGCATCCTCGCACTGCTCGTTAATGTAAACGTCCACAGCGGGAGCGATGCCGCCGCTGCCGTCGGGATGCCCCCAAACCCCGGTTGCGGACGCATCCTCAACGTAATCCTTGCCGCCGTTTATATCGCCGAACGTCAAGCGTCGGCCATAGCCGCCGCCATCCGTCTCAACACCCTTGCCGTAGCCGTAAACGCGCGTCTTAGGGTTGGCGCTGCCCGTCTTTCGCTTGATGCTGATAAGGTCTTTCGTCCAGGTGAAGCGCTTGGGACTTTGCTGGTTTCCGCGCGTCGCGACCACGCGAACGTATCGGTGCGTGACCTGCACGCCGTCCGTCTCGATGACGGTTTCAAGTTCGCCGCCCCAGGTTTTGAGCAAATCGCTCAAGCCTTCGCGAACGCTGATGTGGTAGAAGGTGTGCGAAGCGCCGCCGGGCTGGTCGCAGTTGCCAACTTCCCAACGTGTGCCAGCGAGGATTGAAGCAAGCGCCACGGCAGCGCTGCCGGAAGGTCGCTTGTCCTCGATGTAATCATCCCACGTCTCATTGATGGAATTGATGCACGTGACGCTTGTGTAAGGCTTGCCGTCGGCATCGTGCAGGCGCTCGATTTCGTCAACGATATGCTCATGCGCAACGCCTTGCCGGTCAAGCCAAACAAGGCGCTCGCCCTTGGTCAAATCCTCGTCGCACGTGATCTTAAGCTCGTCGGTTCCGTCGGTTGCTTCCTCATGGGTCGCGGTGGTGTAGGTGAGCCGCCCGAGATTCACGCCGAATCGGCTGAAACGGGTGAAGTTAACCTTGTTGATTAAAGCCATCTTTCATCCCATTCCAAAAGCGCGGTGCCGCTAGAAATCTTGATGTGCGCACGGTCTTTGACTGTGAAAAAGTCGCTCATGATGTTGAGTTGAGCAACAGAGCCGTTAACGGTCACGTGCTCCTTTTCGAAGTCCATGCGAACGACGCTCGAAGCCGTCAACGGCTGCACCACCTCGACGAACTCCGCCGTATCGGTATTAGCAATGCGCCAAGAGCTGCAAGCTCCGGGCTTCGCTGTCACGGTAAGAGCGGCAGGCAGCGTGCCGCCGACGGCGAACGATGCCGTGTCGCTCATATCCATTCGGCGATGCTGGCCGTAATAGTCTGGATCGCCAATGTGGAACGTAACGGTCGCGGAAGGGCAATCGTCGGTAATCTCGTCAAGGTCGGTTGCGCCGCTAACAATCGCCATCAAATAGCGCGTAGGGTCATCAGGCAAATAAAGCGGCGCTGGCTCGTCAGACCAGAGCAGCGCCGCCAGCTCATGCCGCGCCTTAGCGACCTCGCGCCGATGCTCGGTGCGAAGCCACATATCGACCTGCAAATCGTAACCGGCACGGCGAACCGTCTTGAAGTATTCGCCGTGCCGTCCGGGCGCGTCCTCGAAGCTCGCCGAAACGCTCGCCATGATGGGACGGCGCACCTTGCAATATACGAGCTTCGACAGGTCGTGCCCGTTGAATATGATGCTGTCGCTTTGGTTTCGCTTTCGCTTAAGCTCCAACGGGCACCCCCTTTTGCTTGAGTTTCGACGCGATGCCCGCGCCGATCTGCTGGCCGGTCGTGTACGCGTCCATGTTGTTCGCAACGGTGGCGTTAACGGTCACGTTGACCTGAGCGCCGCCGCCGAAGCCGCCGCGCAGGCGGTCTAGCACGCGGGCGATGCCGGCTTCGACGCTCTCTTTGACGCTGGAACGCAGCTTTGCATCTGGCGCTACATGCTCGCCGCCAGCTTCGCCAACGCCGATGATTGACGGCTCATCGAAGTAGCCGCCCTTGGCAAACCAATTGACGCTGATTGACGGCAGCCTTACAACGCCGCCGATGTTGCGCCAGCTTACGTTGAAATGCGGCATGTTGATATGCGGCAAACTGATGCTAATCCCGCTGAAAGCGTTCTGAATCTTTCCGGGGATGCCGCTGATGAAGTTCCACGCTTCGTCGATAGGCGAAGTTATGTTGCTCTTGATGTTTGAGAAAACGCCAGCGACCGTGCTTCCAAGTCCGGGAAAGCCCAGCTTCTCGCCGATGGAGTTACCGGCGTTTATGGCGTTGTCCTTTGCGTTGTTCATCTTCGTTTGGATGTTGCTTTGTATCGCCTGGAAGGCGCTACCAGCCTGCGATTTCGCCGCGTCCCAATCCCCGTTCATGGCGGCTTTCAGGGCGTTTGAAGCGGCAGAGCCGACGATTTGCCCGGTGTTCATGTCTGCTGAAATCGAATCCTTGATAGCGCCGAATTTCTCGGACGCTGCGGATTTCAGGTTTTCCCAAGCGTCGGACGCGTTGGATTTCAAGCCTTCCCAAGCGTCGGAAGCGCCTTGCTTGATTCCTTCGAATTTTTCGCCAAGGCTGTTTTTGACCTCTTCGGCTTTTCCGGTTATCCCGTCCCAAACACCAGACCAAAATTCCGGCACGCCTGCGAAGAAATCCTGCACGCCTTGCCACTTTTCGGAAATCCAGCCCGTGAAATCAGACCAAAGCTGCTTTCCCGTCTCGGTCTGCGTGAAGAACCACGTAAGGCCAGCGACCGCAGCCGCGACCGCAGCAACGCCAAGCAAGATGGGATTCGCGGCAATCAACCCGGTGAACGATGTCCAGCCGGTCGAGAGCTTGCCGCCAAGGGTCGATGCCAAGCCGCCCGCCTTCTCGGCCATGCCGCCAAAGCCGGTAGCTGCCGTGCCGATAGCGCCGCCGCCCTCGCCGAACTTGCCCGCAAGGGAAGCGAAGCCGCCCGCAACGTTCTTGAACGTCTGGCCGATCTCAACGCCCTTTTGGAGCGTCTTTCCGATGCCGGTTGTAAGACCGCCGAACGCGACAGTCCCCAAAACGACGTTGTTAGCCATGTCCTGCTGCTCAGGCGTGAGCGACTTATACCAGCTGGAAACTCCCTCAAGCGCTGGCGTTACCTTCTCAAGCAGCGTAGTCCCAAGCTCAAGCGCCTTTTCCTTGAACGGCATCGCCGCTTCTCCGGCTTCGGCCATCTTCTGGTTCAACTCGGCTTGCGCTTCGCGCGTATCGAGCATCGTTTTATTAGTCTCTTGGTACGTCTCGCCGATGTTGCCGTAAAGGCCGTCGAGCGTCTGCGTGATAAGCGAAGAGCGCTCTTGCTCGTCACCGCAGGCGGCAAGCGCGGCGTTGAAAGCGTCTTCTTTCGTAGCTCCCTGGTCTATCTGGTCGTTGAAAGCCTGCTGCGCCGCCTGGTTGCCCGAAAGCGCGGCGCTCCACTGCTCGTTGCTCGCCGTAGCCCAGTTGAGAGCATCGGCAAGGCCGCCGGTGACGGTGCCGGTGTGCGCCGTTTCCTGAGACGCTTCAACGAGGTTTTCGAGCGGCAGCGCATCGCCGAACTTGGAAAACGAGCCTGCGGCGATGTTGTTCCACTTGTCCAACTCCTGCTGGTTGGTGGTCAGGCGCGACAAGTTCTGCGCCGCTTCGGTCGCGGTGTCCTCTTCGCCAAGCAGCTTGTAAAACAGCGTGTAAGAGCTTCGCGCCTGCTCTGACGTTCCGCCAGCATCCTTCCACGCAGCGTCCAGCTGGTGCGTCTGCTCAATCTGCTCTTCCTGGCTGCTGGCAAGCCCGACAAGCGCGGTTGCCGCGCCGGTGACGGTGCCGGTGATTGTCTTTCCGGCAGTCTCAAGACCCTTGCCCGCCTTTTCCAGCTTGTCGCTGTTGTCCTGGATGGTCTGGCCGAACTGGTAAAGGTTGCCCTTGGATGCCTGGGCTTCGCGACCGACGCTTTTAAGGTCGTCGGAATAGCTCTCAAGCTGGTTTTCGCAAATAGCAATCTGAGCCTTAAGGCTAGAGTACTGCGCTTCCTCACGCTCGGTCAGCGTCGCGCCGCTGCGCTTCTTCTCGTCGAGCGTCGCAAGCGCGGCCTTGTAGGCATCGAGCTTCGTTTTCGTCTCGCCGTAGGCGCGATTGAGAAGCTTTTCCTTCTCGACGAGCAAATCGGTGTTGCCGGGGTCGAATTTCAAGGCGCGGTTGATGTCCTTCAACGCGCCCTGCGTGTCCTTCGCCGTGCTCTGCACGCTCTTCAACGCGCCCTGCAACTCGGTCGTATCGCCGCCGAACTTGATCGTCAGACCTTTGTACGTGACAGCCACGGTTTCACCTCTTTTCGATTGTCAATGAAAGAAATGAGCGCACAGAACAGCGCACCGGCAAAGGTGCGCTGGCGCTTTACGCTCACAGGCCAGCCCAGAAGGCCGCTTCGCCTTGCCGCGCCTGCTCGTCATCCTCGGCATACGCCACGGCATCGTTAACGAAGCTGTATATCTCAAGCAGGTTCTGCACCTGCGCATAGGACAGCGCGTGCAGGTCTTGGATGCTCAAGCCCGCCTGCTGGCAAGAGTAGATATAGAGCGCGTCGCAGCTACTTTCCAGCTCCGGCGGAAGCGGCGGCATCGGATGCTTCGGCGGTCGCGGCTTCCACGTCCGCTTTTGCGTTCGGAAAGTAGTTGTCCTTGATAATCTGCATCACGTCGGATGCCCAACCGCCTTCGCGCTCAAGGTCGAATTCCGATTGCGGGAAGCTGCAAACCCAATCGTCAAAGGACTTGCCAAGGTCGGTCTTGTCCTTCGCCGTCGCGTTGTACGTCTTCGCGCACGCGTAGAAAATCTCAAGCAGCGGCACGATTGGCGGCATGTTCGACGTTGCCGAAACCTCAAGAACCATGGAAACGGCTTCGTTGATGTCCTTCGGTCTGCGGCTCCCGTCCTTTCGCTCAACGAAGAACTCGCGCGAGTATGCGATAGGGGTGAAGGCGTTGCAAGCGACGGGGTACTTAACGCCGCCGACCTCGATGATTCCGCCGTCCATTACGCGGCCTCGGTCTTAGGCTTGACGGCGGTATCGACCTGCTCGAAGAACTTGTCGTAATCAGCGATGTCGCTATACGTGTCGATGTAGCAGCCGCGCCAGCCGGTCGGCAGCGTGACGGGGCGGAACGTAAGCTCGTAATCAATCTGCGTGATGTCGGGCTTGTCCTCAAGTGTCTTCGCATCGACGGACGCGGGCTTGCTGGTGCACTTGTAGATGCAGCGGCGCTTTCCGACGGCGTGGCCGGGCTGCTCACACATGAAGGCGAACGGCTTAGGGGTCTTGCCGGACGTTGCCAGCACGCGGCCTTTCTCGTCGATGTCGAAGCCGTTGATGTCGGCCAGAAGCTCGCGCAGCTCCGGCGTGCTCTCGATGTCGTAGAGCGACCACGTGATAGAGCCGCCGTTGTCCTGGTACTTGTCGAGCCAAGGTTCATTATCGCCGAAGCTCGTAGCCTGCTCGATGGACGGCTCAATCTTGATTTCGACCGTGCCGGGGATATGGATTGGCTTCTCATACTCGAACGTATCCTCGTCTGTGAAACGCGCGACGTGCGCGTTCTTCACGCCGAAGAACCCATTTCGTGTCATGTCTGCTCCTTTCGTTATTCGGTAACGTCGATCTCGTAAGCCGTTTCGATAAGCTCGTCGTTGTCGAGCGGCGTTACCGTCTTGCTGTAGTTGAACTCTGCGGCATCAAGCGCCGCTTCGAATCGCTTCTCAAGCGCATAATCGCGCTCGCGCACGTAAAGCGCGACATCGTAAGGCATCCAGCGACACCAGCCCACGTTGTCGGCGCTCACGCCCTCGCCGTAACCGGCTTCGATGTCGATATACGGCGGCGCTGGAAACCCGCCGTCGCGGAAACCGCCGTTAGCCCACGGCAGGCCGAACGCTTCAAGCAGCTTCGCAAGGTCTTTAAGGCTGTTCATTGCGCCCCCTTCGAAAACTCGGCGGCAACCTCCTTGTAAACTCCTTCGATGACGTGATCGCCCTCGACTTTGCCGGGATAGCTGCCGTGCTGGTTTTTGATAGCGTGGCCGTTTTCGAGCAAGTGCGTAAGCTGGTATTGCTTGTTGTGGACAACGCAGGTCGTGCCCGTCGCTTCGGTCTTCACGTCGGCAGACCAGCCCTTTGCGTAGCTTCCGCCGTGGCGCTTCTTCTTGCGGCTGCGCTCCTTGAGCAGGCGAACAGCCTTGTTGCCAGCGGCCTTGACGTTGCCTTGCAAGACCTCTTCGTTGTCCTCGATTACCTCTTCGATGCTGTTCACGATGATTGATTCCAGCTGGTCAATCTTTATCCCGCTCACCGGTTGCCTACTTTCTCGACAAGCGTTAGGCGCACGTTATCGACGTTCGCCACTACCGCAGAATCGACGGCGTAGCGGATGCCGTTGAACTCGCAGAGCTTTTCGCCGCTGTAAGCGCAATCGCGCACCGTGATTACGGCCTGCGGCTTAACGCCAGCCTGCGCGGCGGCGTAATAGGCCGTCTGGCTTATGCCGTACACATTGCACGGCACGCGGCGGCACCGTTCCTTTTTATGCGAAACGCCCAGATCGTCGCGTTCTGAAACAGTAGCTATCAGCGTGCAAACGCCAGCCCACCCGCTCATTCGGCATCACCGCCGTTATAGGCGGAATCGCCGCTCATGCTGGTGAGCATGGTTTCGAACGAACGCATGAACTTTTCAGCGTCGGGATTGTCCATGCCGAAATTGGCTTTAACGTAAACCTTGATAGCAAGCCGAACGCGCCCGTCTTCGTCATCGTGCGCCTTGGCATCCGAAACGCCGCCCGCTACCAGCTCGGCGCGGGCGGCGTCGATGACGTCTGCAATCTCTTCATCGAAGTCGTTGCAGAAATCGGGAATGCGCAGGGCGGCGCGGCACGCGTCGAGCAGCTTGCTCTTAGCTTTGTCGGCCATGGCGCACCGCCTTCTTAGGCGGTCTTGATGGTCAGCTGGGCGAACGCCTGCGGTACCACGAGCCCGCCATCGAACAGCACGTAGCCATCGAAGCAGCGCTTCTGGCTGCGGCGCGCAACATATGGCGTTACGTCGGGGCCATCGAACAGGTTGCCGTGGAACAGGTCAGGATAGCCCGCCTTGATAACGCCGTCGGCAATGGAATCGTCGCACTTGACCAGCTTGCCGAAGATGCGGCCTTGAACGGTCGGGTCATCGGTGCTCTCGTTCACGAAATAGGAGCGGTTGTTGGCGTCCTCAATCAGGGCGATGTAGTTCCAGATCGTATCGTTGTTGGCGTAAATGATGACGCCCTTAGCGGCGGGGTTGCCAAACGTCTTGAGTTTGGAAAGCATGCCAGTGATGTCGGACTTGGCAATAGCGTTTGCCTTTGCGGTCTCGATCTTGTTCGCGGCAGCCATTCCGAGCGTGGTGTCGGCAAGGCGCGTATGGGAAAATGCGTTGCAGGCCACGGCAAGGCGGGCGGAAACCTCGTCGATGATGTACTGCTGGAAGCCGCTGAGGGACTGGACGGCCATCTTGCGGGACATCTCGACGGTCTTCTTGATCTCTTCGCCAGTGAGCGTAATCACGTCGTACTCGTTCTGCTCAACATCGATCGGTTCCGCGCCCTCGTCGGTCTTCGCTGCGTCGCCTTTCGTGATAGAGACGTGGCGGGAAATCTCGAACTGGCCAGACAGGTTGGAGCGGTGGATGTCGCCATACAATACCGCCGTATTATCGATAAGGCTAATGATCTGGCTCTGAATCTCAACGGGGATGATTGCATCCGTATTGCCTGTGGTGTGCGTGAACTCGGCACGCTGCTCGATAAGGTGGTTCTGGGCTGCGCGTTCGACGTCGGTGAGAGCAGTGCCGCCAACGAGCTGGACGCCAGAACGCTCGGCGATGTCCTTCACCCACGCGCGGGTTGCCGCCGCGTCGTAGTCGGTCACGTCGTAGGCATTGCCAACACCGCCAACATTGGCGGAGCGCGCCAGCGGAACGGCATCCACGCGACGGGCGGTGCCGTTCTCGATGGCTGCGCGGGCGGCTGCGACGGTCGCGGCGCGGGTCTGCGCGGTCGCAGTCTGCTGTGCGCGAATCTCGTTGATGCTCTTCGTCAACTCGGCCATGCGGGCGGCATCCTCGTCGGTCGGCTCGGCGTCATCGGCGGAATACTTGTCGATGAGCGCCTGGAGCTCTTTCAGCAGGTCTTCAAGGTTCATTTTTGTTTCCCTTCTAATTGGTGGCGATTGCCATTACTGCACGCGCCTTTACGAGCGCGTTCTTGCGGCGCACGTGCTCCACGTGCGACTCCTCAATCACTCCGTTGAGAAGGTTTCTTGCACTTATTTCGGTGTTCGGGTCAGCAGGAAGGCTGACTGCGGACACGTCATAAATCTTCTTGACGCGCGTGATTGTCGTGGTGTGCGTGTCTCGGTCGTACTCGGACGCGCCGATGGTGAACGCCCACGACATGCGCGTAACAAGGCCGTTGTCGATTTCCTCGAATCGGTTTCGGGCGGCTTCTGATTTCGAGAGGTCGGCGGCCATGAAAAGCCCGTGATCGTCGGGCTCGACGATGAGCGTGCCGTTCGACTGGCGCGCCAAAACGTCACCCACATGGTCGAACTGCATGATGATGTCGCTCATGTCGGTATCGACGAATGCGTCTGGACTGATGACCTCGCGGTACTCGGTGCCGTCATAAGGGTCTTGCCAAAGGACGTATGGGTCATTGAACGTCGAAGCGTATCCCTCAACGTAGTAGTCAGATTCGATGCGCTTCTCGCGCTTGCCGCCATCGGGCAGGCTTCGCAGCACCATCGACATTGTTCTGTATTGACGCTCAGTCGGCTTGGCTGGCATCGTCGTCACCGTCCTTCTTCTTACCGTCGATTGCCGCGACGTTTGCGTTTACCTCAGCCGCCTTGGCGGCTTGCTCGGATGTGTGCTCGCTTATCAAGTCCAGGTCAATGTACTCGCCGCGGATTACGTGGCGGTCGCCGCCCTCGTAATGCGGAAGCTGGAACACGTCAGCGCCCTGGTTGCCCGTCATGATTCCTCGGTCGTAGAGCGATGTGACGACGTTGAGCTTTGTTTGATTACTAGCGAACTCAAGGCGGTTCGCGCTGAACATGATGCTGTTGCCGTACGCGATCTCGTTCGGCGTGAAGGTCATGCACGTAAGCACGTATCCAAGCTGCACCGCGAAAACCTCTGTGCGCCCCTCATAGAACGAGTTGTATGTTTCCTCGTCGGCCTTGTTCATAACGATGTCTTCGCACGAGCCGAAGAACCGATATGCAGCCTTCTCGATGCGTTCCATCTGGGCGGCGTCCACCGTGTAGCTCTGCGGCGTTATCTGTTTGACGTCGTTGTATTTGTTGTCATAGACAGCTATACCGCCAGCGTTCGCCGAACCGAGCTGCTTGTTGAATTCCTTTCGGGCCTTCTCCAAGTCTTCGGGATTGCGGTTCTGCGACATCTTGCCTATGAAGCGAATGGCCGCACCTTGCTCGATGGCCGTCTTCTCAGCTTCGTTCTGCGCGTGCATCAGCTCTAGCGTCGGATTGAGCACGTTCGTCCCGTCGCCGAACAAATCGCTTCTGAATTGGTGACGAGTCAACACGCCGACGCGCGACCATTCGAGCATGGTGGCGTCACCGCCAGGGAAAGACAGCTTGAGCCACAGCGTTCCGCCGACGTCGTAGGCTTCGCACTGTCCCGGAAGGACAGGATAGTAGCCCGTGATGGTCTCGGTGCTCCCGTCGAGAATGGGAACGATAAGGCACGTGTCGCACACGTCCAGCATCGTCGAGATGCGGTGCAGGAACTGCGGCGTTGTCATCCACGGGTTCGGCTGCCATTCGAGCGAGCGCGTTGCCAACCGCTGCGCGGTTCCCGAAACCTCGGGTTTCAATTTGCTCGCGTGGTCGGCGTTTCGCTCGATGATGCTTCGCGTCAGCTCCGCTTCGTAGATGCCGCCACTCCACGTTGTAAAGCGCGGCGCGTACGCCGTGAACGTCTGGAAGTAACCGTCCACGGCCTGCATGATCGGCTTGTGGAATACGGCATCGAACATTGAGCGGAACATCGACGTTCGTTTAGCCACGTTTAACCTCCAATCATGCTTCTGAAATCGTCCATCATGTCTTTTAAGACCACGAATGCATCGCATTCCGCCGCCCAGGCGTCGATGCGGTTGCGCGGGTCTTGGTTCTTTTTGTCGGGCGCGATGTTTCCGTTCGCGTCGCTGCGCACCGCGACGTTCGAGCGGCACCACTCGGCAATCGGGTTGCTGTTGTCAACTACGCGATTCTCCTTGTACAGGGCGCGTAGCTCCTTCATCGGCATCGAGAGCGTTTGAGCGCCTTGGACGACCTTCTTGAAGTTGTCGGCTCCGAAATAACCTTCGTAGGCTTCCACCGTCGGCACGTCGCGCATGTGCCACGGGTCGTAGCCGCACGCGACAGCATAGATGCCGCATTTCTCGCGCACCTCGTCCACCCAATCGAGCACGAGCCGCTTGTCGATGATTGGCGTCGGAGACGTTCGCAGAAGCCCGCGCGCGATCCACGCGTCGTAAGGTACGCCGTCGCGACCGCCACGCCGTCCTTCCGTTTCCGCCTGCTCCAAGGCGCGAAGCGGAATCCACGCCATATGCATCGCATATATGCGCTCGTCGTTCGGGCGCATCATCAGCAAGCATGCGGCGGTGAGGTCGGTGGTGTCTGACGCGTCAACGCCGAGCACCGCATAAGAAAAAGACCCGTCGGACGGGTCAAAAGTGTCATCGTTATGAATCTCAGCCCACGTAAGCCACGCTTGGCTCTGGTTTTCGATGAGGTTGAAGTCCTTGACCAGAAGTGTCGGCAGAAATGTCGGGTCATCTTTGGCCTTTGAGACGTTTTGGCGCAAGCCCTCAAGGCTTTTGATGGTGCCAAGGCCAGGGTTCGCCTTGATCCACGCCGATTCCTCTTGCCACTCATCGCGCTCATCAAGCTCGAAGATGAACGCTATGAAGCGCTCAGCCTTCTCGCCTGTCGCCTGACCGTCAAGCCATTTGGTGGCGTATTCGTATTGGGCGTCGAAGATGCCGTTCCGAACGAAACCGTTGGTCGTGATTTCCAGAACCAGCGGTTGGCGGCGGGCGGACGTGCCCTGAATGGTTAGGTCGTACAGATCACGGTTCTTCATGGCCGCGAGCTCGTCGACGATGGCACCAGAGATGTCAAGGCCGTCGAGGTGGTTCGTGTTGGCGGAAAGCGCCTTGATTGAACCCATGTTGAGGTCGCAGTAGAGGTCACTCACGCGCTTGCGAACGTGCCGCCCAAGAGCGGGCGATGTGAGCACCATGCGCCAGGCGTTGTTGAAGCCCTTCGCCGCCTGGTCGTGAGCCGTGGCGACGTTGTAGACCTCGGGCGCACCCTCATCGTCGTTGATAAGCAAGTCAAGCTCTATGGCGGAAGCGAGCGCGGTCTTGCCGTTCTTGCGCCCCATAATCCAGAGCACTTCGCGATACTGCCGCTTTCCCTCAACGTCCACGAAGCCGAAAACGACGGATAGGATGGCTCGCTGGAAAAGCTCAAGCTCGAACGGCTGGCCGAGCTTGCCAGATGGAAGTCGGCAGAAGCGCTCGATGAAGCTCACGTGTTTCTGCGCGTATTCCTCGCGATAGTGGTATGGATACAGCGGGTCGTCGTTGTCCAAGTCTCGAAGGACGATGGCCGCGACCTGCTGCATCTTCGCGCACGCGGTTATCGTGCCGTCGAGGACGCCGCCGAAGTACTCGCGTATCGCCTTTTCGCACGAGCCAGCGGCCTTCTTCCTAGCCACCGAACCTCGTCTCGTTCAGGTAGTCCATGAGCGCATCGGCTGAGGTGCTGCCGCTCGGCATCATGTCGGTGATCTGCTTGATACCGCGCGAGAACGTTGTGAACAGCTTGTTGTACGCGGAAAAACCTGGATGTTCGCGCACGCCCGATTGACCGCCGCCGTTGTCGTACTCGGTGAAGATGCTTTCGCCCATCAGCTCCACGCGAGCTTGGTCGAGTTTCACTTTCAGAAACGCGATGTTCGACATGAGCGGCATGATGGCTGTGCGCTTGTCGTCTGGAATGACGTCCTTGGTCAAGCGCTGCAAGCGTTTCAACTCGTTTTGATAGAGCGATTGCACCGATTGCCCGTTCCGCTTCGGGGGACTCTTCGCGACTTTCGGCGAAATCTCGGTACTTTCGCATACTTTTCGCTTTGCCACAAGACCACCCCCGTTCTGAAAACCTTTGCGCGCATAAATCTATCTCCCGGCGTTGGTGCCCTAGGCTGGTAGCCTTGGTTTTCGAACGGGGGGATGCTGCGTCGCTCTGACCTGCTGTTTTGTTGTCTCTGTTTTGTGAGCTGCGAATTGTGCTCAGTCTGTGTGTTCACCGTTCAACGAAACCAAGTTGCCGTCCTCGTCGAACGCCAAGCCTTGCCTAGTGCTGCCTTGCCTTACCCAACCATGCACCTTCTTGTGGCACAGGTCGCACAGGCTCACTAGGTTGTCGAGGTTTGTGCTGATGTTCGGATCGTTAATGTTCGCTGGAGTCAGTTCCACGATGTGATGAACCATGACCGCTGGTGTCTCTACTCCTTGAGCCAAGCAATGCTGGCAAAGGTAGCAATCGCGTTGCAATGCCTGTTCGCGAGCCTGTTCCCAGTCGGTCGAGTGATAGAAGCGGTATGAGAAGCCCTTAGCCATCGCCGTACCTTCCCAACAAAAAAGGGACGCGAGCCGAAACCCGTGTCCCTTTCGTTTACCTAATCCACCGTAGCGAACTTTAGCATAAAGCAGGAAGTGAAGGGAAGTGCTGTTTTCAATTTTCCTTTAGCCATGCAACGCCAACGGCATCAATATACCTGAACGCGGCATTGCATAATTCGCGGCACCACTTGGGCGAACACTGCATAACGGCGGCAACGTCAGCCCATGGCATTGCTTGGCAGTAACCCATACATACCGCATCGGCGTAGCGGTTGCCCTTGAGCTTTGCCAATCCACCGTGATTGTCGTTGCCATACAGCACGGCACAGGCTTCATCAACGGCGGCATTGCTTTCAACGATACGCAGTTTCAAGCGTTGCTCAAAGTCGATGCGCCCGTTGATTGCATCCATAGGGTCGCACGAACCGCCGCCACCGCCAGCCGTATAACTCTGAGCTTTAGCCCCTTCACGAGCCTTAAGACGCACGAGCATTTCCCTTGACTTCTCAAGGCTCGCAACCTCATCGCGTATGCCCTCAAAGTATTCCCTGGCATCCACGACAACCGCCTACTCGATGCCGGTAGAGCCGAAGCCGTCTTCGCCGCGCTCGGTGTCGCTCAGCTTATCGACTTCCACCAGATCGCACGGCACGAACGGCACAACGGCCATCTGGCATACACGCGAGCCCTTCGGTAGGAACACGGTATCGCAACTTAGATTGACGAGCGGTGCGCACACCTCGCCGCGAAAGCCGCTGTCGATAACACCAACGCTGTTGCGAAGCGTGACGCCGTACATGCCGCCAAGCCCCGAGCGCGGAAACACCAGGCCGACGCACCCGCTCGGAATCTCGAACGCGCATCCGAGGCCGACAATCGCGCTCGCGTTCGGTTCAAGCCTGCAATCCTCGGTGATGCACAAGTCGAAGCCCGCATCTCCATCGTGTGCGTAACGCGGCAGCTCTGCGCCGTCGAGTAGCTTCACGTTTAGTTTTCGTCCTTGCATATCTGCCCCTTAAAACGGAATGTCTTCGTTGTAAACGTCAGGCACGTATACCTGCTGCGGCTGAGCCTGGTACGGCTGCTGAGCCTGCGGCTGTTGCGGCTGCCTGTAGTTGGTCATGCCGATAATGTTGTCAACGATGACCTCTAGCTTGCGGTGGCGTTGGCCGTCTGCTTCCCACGTGCTCATGCGCAGGTGCCCTACGACGGCAAGCTTTGCGCCTTTTTGCAGGTAGCCATTAGCTTGCAGCGATTCGCCGCGCTTGCCAAATATCGTGCAATCGACCCAGCTAGTCTCATCTGCATAGCTACCATCTTGCTGCTTGCGACGGTGATTGACGGCAAGCGAAAACGCCGTAATTGCCATGCCGCCAGCCGTGTATTTCACCTCGGCGTCGTTGCCAAGATTTCCGCTCAGCGTGCAGGTGTTCAAACTCTCCGCGCTCATTCGGCACCACCAGCCACCAGGGCAAGCGCCATGATTACAAGCACTGCAACAGCGGTAGCGATTGCAGGGAACACCAGCGAGAACGCACCGCCAGTGAAGAGCAACACGAGCGCTTCCACTACGCAAAACGACAGGAACAACAGGCCGACAATGAGCAGGCAGACTGCTATCGTAATGAGCAGAGTGACGCTCTTAACCGCAACACGGTAATCATCTCGCTTGCGCATGCCTACCACCTCACCAGCGTAGACAGCAGGTTTGCCCGCTGGTTCCTGCCCAAGCCCTTTACTTTGCGACTGCTCGCGATATGCAGCTTCTTCATGAGCTGTTCGGCGCGGGTCTCGGCATATCCAGGCAGAGCTGCAATCATCGCCTTGACACGCATACCCGATGCCGCCTGATCTCCTTCGTCCGCAAGCTGGAAGAACTTTTCAAGTGGCAAAGCGCCCTTTTTCAACTGCTCGCGATACTCCGCCCGTTGATGCCTTATCTGCATGCCCTTATTGAGAGCTGCACGCCTTTGTTCGGTAGTCAGTTTGGGTATCATTTTCTCTATCTCCTGATTCTTACTTGAAATACGTCGGTTGTCGTTTTCAAAACCGCTGGTTTTGCGGTCTGACCTTTCTTTTTGTCGGCGTTAGCAAAATGGTCGAAATCACGCCGTTGGCACACCGTTGGCACCGTCTCCCTTAAGCTCGTCGGTGAACTTGTCGAACACCTCTGCCGCCCTCTGGTCGCGCCCCGGCATGGCGTGCGCGTAAAGCCGAAGCGTGGTCGATTCGTTAGCGTGGCCGAAGCGCTCGGCGATGTCCTTAAGGTTCGCGCCGTTCGCCAAAAGCCACGTTGCGTGCGTATGTCGCAAGCTGTGGAACGTGCAGCCCTTGGGAAGACCCAAACTGTTGCGTAGACGGCTGAACGCCTTCGAGACCGTCGTTGGGCGCATGAAGAAGCCGTTGAAACTCACCAGTGGCGAGTTTGGCGTGAAGGCATCGGAAAACGCATCCTGCAACGCGATGAAACCAAGCACAGTCTCGAACTCACGCGCCGTCATGGAAACGTTTCGGCTCTTTCGGCCTTTAGTAACATCCACGCGATCAAGCCCGCCGCCGTCAAGCTCGACAATCTTGCCGCATACATGGAGGTACCCAAGCCGCCTAAAAACATCTCGGCGACGCATCGCGCACACCTCGCCGACGCGCATGCCAGTATGGAGCGCCAGCCATGCGGCGAACGCGTAGGCCGCTTCGCGCATGGTCTTCTCATTAAGCTCGTCGGGATGCAGGGAAGCCGTAATGGCTTCGTCAAGCCCCGGATAGTCCCATTCGTCGAGCGCCACAGCTTCGTGCTTTTCCTCGGCAGGCGGCTCCACGTAAAACAGCGGGTTCATCTCGCACACGCCACTTTTGACCCAGTAGTTGTATGCGCCGCGCAAGAAGAAATGCACGCTTCGGACGGTGTTGCGCGACAAGCCTTGTCCGCGCTTCTCCTTCGGAAGCAGCAACCGTGTTTCGAAGTCGCTCAAATCCATTACCGACAACTTGCAGGCAGATTTGCCTTTGAGGTACTTGCCCACATACGAGCGCGCGAACAGGTTCCACCGCTTTACCGTGTAAGGGCTGATGCCTTTAACCTTGCGCTCGGCGATATACGTCTTGAGCAAGTCGGTTATGATGGCGCTCTTTACCTTGCCGCCAGCGGAAAGCTGCGAAATCCAATGGTTCGCCAGCTCTTGAGCCTGCGCCCTCGTTGCCGCTTCGGGAAACTGCCGATATGGGCGAATCTTCGTGCCGTCAGGCGCGGTACCGAGATACGGGCGCGCATACCAAACGCCTTTCGCGTCTTGCTTGACCTCAACGCTCATGGCTTCCGCCCTTGTCATTGATTACCTCGATAGCATCGCCAACGATGTCAGACCACATAACGAGGTCTTCGTAGCTGACTTTCACGCTCTCGCGCTCGCGCTTCTCGCACGTCAGGATGCGCCTGCTCATGTCCTGCGAGACCATACAGAGGTTTTCGAGCACATGGCGCTTGCCAAGCCTACTCATCGGAATCACCGCGCGTTATCGTCACCGACACGCCAGAGACGCCGAACAAATGCGCGAGGAACAACAGGGACACCGTTAGATCTTTTACCGCGTTCTCAATGTCCTCGGTCTTTGCGTGTATTGCTTTGCCCTTAATCTCGAAGCCAAGCTTGACGCTACTCATCCCCATCACCTTCAATCGCGCGGATCATGTTGTCGATGCACTCTCGCGCCTTCTTGAGGTCTTCGATGCCGTTCTTGTCGCGCCATCGCCAGATGTACTTGAACGCGCATGCCTGCATGTGGGACACGTACGCTTCGGTTCCAAGCATCGACTCCATTGCCGACTTGCAATCGATGCCGGTGTGCCCAGCGTAATGCGATGGCTTCGTAACGGGATCAAAAGCAGAATCAGTGCTTGCTTCCGTTGCGTAAGTGCAATCCACAAAACCATCCTCGTCGGTCAGATCGCCGACGCGTTTGACGTATGAAGTCATTCCTTGCCGCCTTTCTTACAGTTGCGCCAGACGCGCAGGCAGTTAACCAGTGTCGGATTCGCCTTGATTGCGAACTCGAAGTTGACGGCATCGGCATCTATGGTTACTGCTTCGGCCCTGATGCCCATATCGCCAAAAAAAGCACGAACGTCGTCAATAAGGACTGGAACCATTCCGTCGGAATCTCGCTTGACCTCAATTGAGGTAAACCCTCGCCCTCCATAGATTCCACGACCAACGACAATTGGGTCGGGTGCATCAATTCCGCATTGGCCCATATAGCGCCGAAGCCACGTTGCCTGCATTACGTTCCGAACGGCAATCGGAACGCCGCTTTGAGCGGAAAGCTCAAGCAGCCGTGTCGTTTTCCCCGATCCGCGCGTTCCAACGATGCAAATCATTCTTCCTCCTTTGAGCCCAACCACGGATGCGGGAACAGAACCCTTGCGCGGCATCCAGGGCAGTATTTCAAGCTGATAGGTTTGTACGGGTATTCAGGCTCGAACCAGCTGTATTCGCCGCTCCAATCGAACATCAGCTCTTGGCCGCATTTCGAACACGTGAAGCAGTCGCAATCATCGGAAGGCTTGGCAATCCGCAAGCACTGGTCTTCCTCATCCCACACGGTGTCGAACTCTTCTGGAACGAACTCGCACTCTTCGTCAGGCACATACAGCCTGCCGTCGCATTCGATGATGTCGGGCTCGCCCTGCGGTTCAAGCAGCCGCAAAACACGGCTTTCCCTACTCGCCATCTTCGGCCACCTCCAAAAGCTGCTGAAAATCGACCTCATGGAGAATCTTGTAGAGCTGCGCGACTTGCGGCGATCTCCATGCGGTCATGGCGAAGGGTCGCGCGTCGATATAGTGGTAGTCGTTGCGTTTGATGTGCTCCTGGGCTTCGCGAAGCGTGAGGAACATCGTGTTTTCGGCAATGCGCTCTTCTTTGATTTCAGGGAAGACGGAAGCCCCGATGCTTTCGTAATAGCGCTTAATTACTTCCATCTCGGTCAACCAGCCGTTGTCGCTTATTCCGGCTTCCTTGGCACGCCTGACTGCTTCACTGAGCGTCAATTCCTCAATCAACTCGCCGTCTTCGGAGGTGATGGCCACGTAGTCAATGTCCTCGTCTCTGAGCGTCATACGAAGCCTGTGCGTCATCACAACCCAGAACCGCGGGTCTGCTTGGCCGACGTGCGGCTGCGTGTTCATCTCATTTTGCAAAGCGGCAAGAAACTCAATGTCTTCGCGCGTGATCTGTCGCAGCTGAGGTTCTTCCTTAGTCATCGCCGTTCACCTCCGTAATTTCTCGATAATGACCGCCGAAGCTGTTGTCGAGCCAATCGTTGACCCAGCGATAGAACGCGACGAGAAACGGCACCGAGTTCTTATCGTCGGCCCATCCGCAAAAGCCAATGAACCCATCTGAGTTGAACGAGATCGCTTCGCGACCGTTGAAGTACGAACCGTCGCAGAACAAGAAGGCCGATTCGATGCCGCCGGTGCGAGGGCTCATCGCGACAGTCGGGCTGAATTTGACGCGATGCGAGATATGCATGGCGGAAAAGGCGGCATATTTGCACTCCTGGTTGTATCGAGCAAGCTCGATGCCGATGAACCCTTCCAGCGCTTCGATATCGTGTTGCGTGAGGTCGGAATATGCGAATCGCTCGGCGAACATCTTGCGCAGAACGTCGCGCGACAGCTCCATGTCGAACTTGTAATCGCGCGGTACTGGGTTCGGGTCCACTTCGATCACGATTTTCTGCACCTTGCGGCTATCCGATGCGGTCATTGCCTTCTCCTTTCTTCAGCTCGCGGCACTTCCAGCAGCGCTTGTCTCCCGTCGGCTTGTCGATTTCGATGAACCAATCAAGCGGACGTTCCGTGCCGCAGAACGGGCACCGCCGCGTTTTGACCTTGTTGGCATAGCTTCGCCAAGACATGTGAATCACCGTCCTTTGTTGAAAACTCTTCGATTGTTGAAAACTTGTGGATAACGTGTTGAAAACTATGATTCGAGTGGCTGAAAAGCTCGAAAATTCGGCGCGAAAACGAACGTCCGCAAAGAAAGAAGCAAAGAAAGTGAGACTTGCTTGTTACATAACGCCACAAGCACGTTTGCGGGTTTTGGGTTTGGGTTGGGTTGAGACCCAACCCAAAACCCGCCCTGTATTGTTATGTATTGTATTGTTAGGGTTTAGCCAATCGCAAACCGATGGTTTACCGCTGGTTTCTTCCATGAACATCCGTTTTACCGCCTTTGACCTGCTATTTCATCGGCTCTGACTTGTTCTTGCGAGGTCTCCCGCCTTTGGCTCCGTTCGCCCTTTGCATGCCGAAATACAGAGCGTTTTTCTGCATCCTCGCGCTTTCGATGCGCCCTTTTCCGTCGCGCGTCAGCAAGCCGATCTCAAGAAGACAGCTGATGAAGTCCTTGCAATCGTCGACGCTTGAAATCTCGTCGAACGCGCCAGCCTTGCGCATGCCAATCTGTTCGGCGAGTATCAGCCAGTCCTCGTCCGTCTCCACGGGCAAAGAGTGCGTCGTGGTGTTCGCCAGAATCTCGCACAGCCGCCAGAATGCGCCATATCCAGCGTTTCCATAGCGGAACAGCAATCGTTGGCACTTCTGGTCTTGCGCGGCGTTTGAGTCGTGCTGGAACCACGCCATAGGGTCTTGCGCCTTGTCGTGAACCTCCTTGGCAACCATCATTCGTCTTCACCTCCTTCATCCATCACAAGCCCCTTGCTCATGCCACGAAGATGCCAGCCCTCCCATACGCAGTGGCCGCACTCTCGGCAGTTCGTCCAGATCAAGACGCCGCGAAACATGCACCTGCTTTTCGGCTTGTTGCCCGTGGCGTCGAAAACGCCGTTCTCGTACTCGCATGTGCCAGGCTCTGGCATTGGCGGCTCTTCGAACAAGCTCAGCTGGTCACAACTGCTCGACATACTTCTGGCTCGCGGTTCGGATGATTGTCATCAGATGGTCTTCGGGGTTTCCCGCCTTCAAGCGGCCATCGACCAGCACAGACGCGTACGCGAGCGTTGAGCAGATGATTTCGCTCACAAACGCGGCATCGAAGTCGATGCGTTCGCCGGTGACGCTGTTGCCGATGTGGCAATCCTCGATGCAGTGAGCAACGTCGGAAACTTCGCGAAGCTGCTTGACGATGTTCTTGCGCAGCATGTCAGCCCTCTTTCTTCGTGTCATAGATAGACTTGCGTGTCTCGATGTTCAGATCGGGGTGTCTCTCCAAGAGCCAACGGCTCAGAAGCGGCGTATCCGTGTTGTTGATGGCATAGGCGTGTTCTTGTCCGTTTCCATCCATGAACGGAACACCCGTAATCTGATGCGAACCCTCGTAGCGCTGCTTTTCGATGAGGTACTTGGTCGATACGCGCATGCCGTGCTGATGGATAGCCAAGGCCGTGAGCTCGATGCTTCGAAGCGTCTTGGGGTTCAGCTCGCACCATTTGGCGAACAGCTCTGCGCGGTCTTGAATCTTGAGCGGAAGCGGGTAGACCGCCATTCGCTCTTGCCGCATCACACTTTCGAGCGGCTGGGTGAAATCGTCGGTGTTCATCGCACGTCACGCCCGATCAAATGCAAGATGAACCAGACCTCAGCGACGAGCAGGACAAGCGGAAGCCACCAGCAGCCAAAGGAATCGCAAAACCAGATGAGCCATTCAGCCGCCGCCATGGGGACGATTCCGCACAGACACAACGCCGCGAAAATGTAGACAAACCAACGGATAACCAACGGTTTTCCTGCTAGAATCTCATCGTCATTGCTCTGGAAGTTTTGACGATAGCCCGTGCGCGTTTGCCGACGTGCGCGGGCACCTTCTCTTTGCAGGCTTGCGCAGCTTCTCTGACCCTCGTAAAGAACCGACGCTGATACGCACTCGACGCGTCGCGGCGGTTTTGTTTGTCTAAAACCACTACGCAAACCAGCGGTTTCTGGCTTGGTTTCATACATTTGAAACCCCTCCTTTCTTAATACTTGCGAACGGTGAAAGTGGTGTTCTTGAGCGCGTATTCGACGCCGAGCCCGACGCCGACGGCAACAGCCGAAGTGAAGAAACCCCACAGGCCGACTACCTGAAACAGCTCGTCAAGCCACTCCATTACGCGACCTCTTCCCAACCCATAAGCTCGTTGGGGCTGATGTGCGCTACTCGGCAGATAGACATGATCTTGTCAGCGCCGGGAATGTAGCCCTCGCCGCTCTCGTACTTCACGACGGAATCCTTGGAGATTCCAGCGCGTCGGGCGAACTCATCCTGCGAGATGTCGAGCTTCGCGCGGGCTGCTCGCAGATTTGCCGCGAACACCTCCTTGTTGAAACCCATTTCGTTTCCTCCTTTCTGCATTGAGCCAGTCTTTGGCTACTTGCTTGTCAAGTAGCCAACCCGTATATTCCTTGGGTTTGCCCAAGGAATATTAGCCAGCTGCTAATCTCCTTAGCAACTGGCTACGCACTATAGCTATGCAAAATAGCGGTGTCAAGCGAAAACTAATAATTTCGTTGTGTATTGGCTAATTTCGTTGTACCATGCACTTACATAAGAAGAGAAGGAGACTATCAGTGAACATTCGCCTTATGAAGTTGCGGAAAGCCGCTGGTTACTCGAACAGAGACGAGTTTGCGGAAAAGATAGGTGTCAATAAGTACACCTACCGATCATGGGAATCTGGTGCGGCAATGATGAACGCCGAACAACTGTGGACATGCGCGAAAGCTCTCGGATGCTCCCCAAACGACATTCTCGGATGGAATGACGAAATGGGCGATTTCGACGCAGATGATGCGCTTACAGTTGACGAACGCGAGATTGTTGACAACTACCGCGACAGCTCGCCACAGTGGCAGAAGAACATAGCGATGACCGCCAAGGCGGCGGCAAGTGAATCAAAGAGGGATTAAAAAAGAAAAAGCCCTGAGCGACCGACCAAAGCAGCACAGGGCACCTAACAAAAGGCAAGGTGATAATACCATGGCAAAGGGTAACCGTGCGGCCATTTACGCACGTTTTAGCTCGCACAATCAGCGAGACGAAAGCATTGAAATCCAGGTCGATAAGTCGCGCGAGTTCTGCGACGAAAGTGGCCTTACCGTTGTGCGCGTCTATAGCGATTACGCCAAAACTGGCAAGAACACGAACCGCGCTGAATTTCAGGCAATGCTAAAAGATGCCCAAAAGGGACTTTTCGATTACGTGGTGATATACAAGGTCACGCGCATCATGCGCAACAGAGACGAAATGGCTCTTGCTCGCATCATGCTTCGTAAGGCAGGCGTTGAAATCCTCTACGCCGGTGAAACGCTCGGCGAGGGCTCAACTAAAGTTCTGCACCTCGGCATGCTTGAAGTGCTTGCCGAGTATGAAAGCGCCGTCGATAGTGAGCGCATACGCGACGGTATACAGAAGAACGCGCAACGCGGCATGGCGAGCGGTCAACGTCTGTACGGTTGGGACGTTGTAAACGATCGCTTCGTCGTAAACGAGCGCGAAGCCGCCGTTATGCACAAGATGAAAAACATGCTGTTCTCAGGCTCAACCATTGCCGACATCCAGAGAGCGACAAGAACCGAGCGAACAAGGCGCGGCAAGGCGTTTTCACAAAGCACGATAAAAAGGCTGCTCTCGCGCGAGCAAAATTGCGGCGTGTACAAATACGCTGGCGTGCGCACGACGAACGGCATGCCTGCACTGTGGTCACGCCAGGAACAAGACGAGATTGCAAGCATCCTCAACGGACGCGGCCACAAGCACCGCGTTGTTGACGGAGAGCAGCCCTATGCGCTCAGCGGCAAGATGTATTGCCGAGAGTGCGGCAGGTGGTTCGTCGGAACCTCTGGAACTGGAAAGAGTGGCAAAACGTATTACTACTACCGCTGTCCGAAGTGCCGCCGAACGTTCCGTCGCGACCTCATAGAGGATGCGGTTTCCGACACCATACTCGAATCGATACATGACCCAAAGGTGCGCGAGCGCATCATCGCAACGCTTGAGATGATGATCGCTGAAACCGCCGAGGATGACGCACCAAAGGAAAGCGAGCGCATCACGGCAGAGATAAGGCGCATAGACGCGGCGTTTGAGCGCATATGGCACGCCATAGAGGACGGCATAGCGCCCCCAGGCGGCAAGGATAGGGTTGAGGAATTGAAAGCCCGTCAAGCGGCTCTGAAAGAGGAATTGGAGAAGGCACTTGAAGCGGAAAGCGCCGAAGACTTGAGCCTTGATGACTATCTTGCATGGCTCGATACGCTAGGCGCGCAATCTGACCCGTTCGAAATCATCGACACGTTCATCAGATTTATACAAATCGACGATGATGAAGTGCAGCTGTACTTTAGTTTCGACAATTGGGATGATGACTTTATGCCAACAAAAAAAGACGAACCCCTGATAAACAAGGGTTCGTCTAACTTTCATGTGGTGGAGA